CTGCATGCGGTAAGTACCGCCGCTCTCAATCTGGTTAAAGAAAGAGCGGCTCATATTGCCGCCCTGATTATTACGGTTCCTCATGAAAACCATAATCCCCGCACCAACAGGAACGCCGGTATCTACCGTCCTTGCCCCGGCCTCAATATCAATAACATTTGTCAGTACAAAGGGGGTGAAATCAGGTGCCAGCTTTACCGTTCGCACTCCTGAGGGGTATTCATAAAGCGCAAACCCAGCATAATCGGTATCAGCTCCAATCTTTGCCGTAGCGGTAACCATCAGCCGCAGCGGAACGGTGGTATTCCATGAAAGCGTGTTACCAGAGACAGAGGCCGTAATCGTGTTTGATTTTTCATTATTCGCCAGCGTATTGTTCATTGCTGTTACGCCGAGGTTGAATCCTGACGTGGAGTACGTCTTCGAACCGCTACCGTTAACTACGATGTGATCAATTACATAAGTGAAACCCATCGAATTTGCCGCATCGAAACTGGTTCCTTCAATGAACATCTGCATCATAGTTTTTTCCCCATCACAACCAGGGGCCGGTTCGACGCATCATAAAACGCGATCCTGTCAGGGGTGATTTTAAGCTGTCCTCCTCCTGTGCTGCCATTAACCTCTAGCGTCCCGGTTTTGAAGTTTATGGACAGGCCAGCCTGCCCTGGAGAATAGTTAACCGAACTGATTGTCTCGGCCAGTTTTGCGCGAGTGATCGTCGCATCCCCGATAAGCGTATCCCGGATGAACGTCTGCCCGTTCTGGATCACGAATGGCAGCGTCACAGCCCCGCCAGCCTGAGACATCACCGCGAAACGGTCAGCAACAAACAGCACCTGTGACTGCATGCCGGACGGTGTATTCTCAACCCCGATCCCCATCCCGGCGGCGTATTGTCGTCCGTTGGAGTCCACCGCCACCTTGATGTTGTACATCGCGCTCAGGTTGCCGTTTACATCAGCCACCGCCTGTACGGTCTCGTTAATAGCCGCGGTCTGGCCGTTTACCGTAACCGTCAGGGCGTTGATTTTCGTGGCCGAGGCCTGCGTGAAATCAGCAAGGGTCTCTGTCAGGTCAGTTGCATTGGAAACGTTGCCACCGGCAGACGCATCAAGCGTTACCAGCGCACGGGCAACCGCCTGACTGGTATCTGCAATGGTGGTGTCAATACGGTCGATGCTGGCGCTGTTCCCGGCATTCGTGGCTGTCTGGGATCGGCGGCTGGTGACCTGTGCGAGGCTATTCTGGATAATCGCGATTGAGGAGTTTTTAACGCCTCCCGTCATGCCATCCATCGAGACAGAGATTTCGTCAATCTTCACCTCAGCCTGGGCGAGCCCATCGGCGTTTTGCTTGATGGCCAGCGCCTGCTGCTCAAGAGCATCAGAGTTCTGCTTGATGTCGTCTGCCATATTGGCAATCTTCACGTTGCCGTCTATGGCGCTCTCAATCAGCTCCTTGAACGTGTCAGTTTCTTTGATGTCCTCAAGGATGTCATTGGTAATTTCACTGACATCGACGGAGGACATACCCATAATCCAGACGGTCCATTCCCCCGCGTTGCCTATACGGTCAATCAGGCGTGCACGATACCACTGGCTGACGCCAGCAGGCATAGGGCCATGCTGATAGCTGGCAGCCGGATAAGGCACCATGGCCAGAAGCTCCGGGTTAGCATGATCACCCGTTGTGGAGCGTTGTATTTCCGTATAGGCCGTATCGCCTGAACCATCGGGAAATGCCCAGGTAAGATCGATATTCCACACCACATCATCTGAGGCGAGGAAGTTCTCCGGCGTGCCAGGGCTTCCCGTTTTACCGGTGAGATGGGTAGTATCGGCATAGCCCCAGGGGGAAGAGCTTTCCTGAGCATTCAGAGCCCGGACGCGCACATCATAGTTGCCGGAATAAATCCCCTGTACTGAGAATCCCTGGGCGCTGCTAACAGGAACGTTAATCCAGTCGCCGTTATCCTTACGCCACTGCGCCATATAGCGTATAGCGCCCTCGACCTTATTCCATGACACCTCAAGGGTCGCCACCGTCAGGCCCTGTGAAATATGGTCTGTCTCGCTGATAACGATATTCTTAGGCGCGCTGAGGACACTTATCGGTGTAACGGTTACCGGAGGAGCTTCAACTCGCACGCCGTCGTCGATATAGCGATACTTGTTGGGATCGTGCTGAACACCTGAAATCGTGAACCCGCTAGTGCCGTCATCATTGGCTGCGATTGAGGTCACCCGATAGTACTGAATGGCCAGGCTGTCGCTGTCAATGGCCCATGCCGCCCCCACTGCTGGGGTCTGACGAAACGTAGTGGCTACCGTCACCGTTTGTTTGTCTGCACTCACGGCGCTGATCGTGCGGGTCTGGGCTGTGCCGTCCGGAAGGTTCACAACTAACCTGTCATTTGCGGCATAGTCAATTTCACGATCCAGCGTTATCTGACGCCCGTTTACCGCTTTTATACGCCCGCCAATCTGTTTTCCTGCACGAAAGGGATCGGCAACGCCAATTATTTCTGCCGGCAGCGGAATATAGCCGTCAAGCCCAACGCCAAAGGAGACGGTGCCGTCTTTGGCATTTGATAACAGAAGCCAGCGGCCGCGCCGGTGTGCCTCGCTCTGCGACGTACAGCCAATGGCTGTAAGCGATGTTTGCCTGTCCCCGTAGCGTTCAACCAGGTCAGAGTCGTAAACACCCTCTACGGTGTCACTGTAATGGTTTTGCGGGTCTGACCATGACACCAGGCATGAGGTGTAGCGGTTCTTATAAGAGCCCCCGGCGTAGGTGAACAGGCCATCGATGACATTTGAGGCGTTAAAAACCCAGTCCACTTCATCCTGCGGTACGTCAGCTGAAACATAAATCCGGTCGTTACCCCAGAACGTGATGCCGCGGAATATAGCGGCCAGATCGCAAAGTACCTGATACGCATCCTCCCGGTTCTGGATGTATACATTGCAGGTAAAGCGCGGCTCTGTGCCGTCGGCGCCATTTGAAACTTTTTCATCGCAATATTGAGCGATGGAATAGAGCGACCACTTGTCCAGCATGGAAGGATCCACGCGGGAGCCCATGCCGTAAATTTCATCCAGAACGAGATCGTAAAAGACCCACGCCGGGTTATTCGAATATGCCAGTTTGAACCCGCCGGACCAAGTTCCCGAATAGGTCCGTGTCTCAGGATCGTAATTGTCCGGTACCTTAATCAGCTTGCCTTTCAGCCTGCAGGTAACTTTCGGCGCGCTGCCGTTAAACTGGCTGCTGTCCACCTCGACATAAAGAAGCGCGGTGTTGGGATAACGAAACTTACTGTCAATAACCTCGGCAAAAGAAAATACTTTGAAGGTATTAACCAGCTTTGAATTCGAGCCACTGGAATCGGCGGTGATACGCCTGACACGAACGGACCACCCTGACGTCGATTTTGGCAGGTCTATGCGGTGATCGCGCTGATACTCAGTCGTGGTTTTCCCATCGAACTTACCATTAACGACGGTTTCCCATGCCCCGCCATCAGCAGAGAGATCGATGGCGTACTCCGTGACCGTTCCCACCATATCGCCATTATCTTTGTAGAGATATTGGACAGGCAGATCCAGTTTGATGCGGATGGCATCAAGGGATAAGTTTGTAAACTGACGCGTCCAGGGCGCGGTAGTGGTGACAGTGATACCAACAGCCATCTCATTATTAACTTCCGGCATGCCGGCAATATAGGTCTGGTCCTGCGTCCCCTTTCGGTACTCCCATTTCACGCCGGAAAAGTTATATTCCCCACTGTCATTGGCCAGGGGGGTATCGTTCAGGAAGATTTTCTGAGCGGTAAGATCGCCCTGAATTTCCCCTTCAGAAAGCGCGATCAGCATCTTTAATTTGCCGACTGATAAAAGGTCATCAGGCTGTTCTACCGGGGTATGCGCCTTACCCCCACCGCCTTTCGCGCCCCTGATAATGTTTTTACCCGTCATGGTTGTCATTTTTCACCCATTAAAAAAGGCGCCCAGGGGCGCCTTAAGAAAACTGTTCGAAATCTACTGCTGATCGCTCGTATACAGCCCTGCACTGACGATGGGGCCGCCAACTTCATGCTCTCCATACTCAACGGGTACCGGATAACCCATGGCAACCGTATTGACCGGCGAACCGAATGCATAGTTGGGTTTGTTATCAGTGCTGGATGAAGCCCCGGTGTTGAAGGATGGCTGGGGAGTTAGCAGCTGGACGACGCCGCCCAGCACCATGGACATACCGATGCCGGTTAGTACCGTGGTGGCCGTTATGGCGCCAGCGCTCATTGCTGCCCCCCATGCCGCCAGACTCGCGCCCGCCGTGAAAAAGGCGGCTACAAGCGCTACGGCGCCGATAACTATCTGGAGAACGCCGGCGTTTTTAGAACCTTCATAAATGGGCGTGATACGGTAGGTTTCACCACCCCGGGTCATGTCAAATTCATCAGCCCCGATATTGTGCTGGCCGTTAAAAAAAGCGAACCGGACCCCTTTCGTATGCGCTTCTGACATAAATTTTTTGAAACCGGGAACCTGCGAGCACATTGCCCTCAGCATCTCACGCAGATCGACAACATCGAACTGATGGCGCTTACCAAACTTCTTCGCCAGTTTGCCGTCAAGAACCAGGGTCTTAAGCATCCATTTTCTCCTTATGCCTGACCACGCGGACCGTTCTGTCGCGGTAATACTTTCCGTAAGGGGTTCGGGATGAAAGGCGCCCGGACATATGGTGGAGGATAATATTGTCACCCAGATAAACCGCGGCGTGATTGGTGACAGAGGCCTGCAGCCGCATCATGATGATGTCGCCAGGCAGCATCCTGGCAGCATCGACCTCAACGAATCCCTCCTGCTTCCAGTTGTCGTCGTAAAGCCGCTCCTGGCCACCATCCCACCATTCATAGGGGACCGAGTAATTCCCGAGCCCGATGTCATATTCGCGCTGATAAAATTCCCGAATTAGCGACCAGCAATCCGCATAACCCAGAGCCCATTGCCTGCCAGCATAATCGCGATCTTCCCGCGGTGACAGCGTGCAGAAATCACCGTCAGGCCACGACATAATCCCCCACTCCAGCCCCGACCAGTCGCACTGGATCCGGTCTATTTCCGAAGGTACCAGGCGTACCACATCCGGATGGGAATGAATGACCATAATAATCTCGCCGCGGGAACGGACCGCCTGCTGATCCTCCGGCGACATCGTGAACGACTCCTCCGGCTTTTCGGCAATGTTGCGGCAGGGCATATAAATCTGCTTCTGGCCGTCCTGGATAACCAGCCCGCAGGCCTCTTTTGGGTATTCCGCAGCAACGTGCTGTCGGATGTCATCCAACAATTTTTCTTGCATCGTTATTTCCCCTGCAGGTTGGCCGCCGGAAAGCCGCCAAACGGCAGCTCGGCCTCATTACCATGGCGGTCTCTACAATCACGCGCCCGCCCACCACAGACATCTTTCGATGGATCGTCAGTAGGCGTTCCGTCTTTGGTAAAGTATTTCGTTCCGTTGTAGTCGCAGCCGGTACCGGTCCGGTACCAGCCACGCATGCACCATGTACAGACGGGCGTGATTTGCCGGGTTGGAAGCTTTAAACCCTGAATATCGAAGGGAGAGCACAGCTCAAAATCAACCTGTACTCGCGTTTCAGCCTTTTTGCCGTTGACATAAAAAAGCTGGAGACGCTCATCTGTCGGGCTGGCATTGGGATTACCATTGGTCCAGTTTTCCGCATCAAGATACTTTGCCAGCGTGGTGTGAATTTTGACTTTCGCTTTTGCCAGATCGTCATATTCCAGGCACAGTGCGGTTACGTAATTTCCGATATTACCTACTGAAAGAGTTGGCGTGGGCTGCGAGCCGGTACTTGCCAGCTCCATGCCCTTCAATTCGTACGGATAAGGGTCATACTGTTTACCCTGCCAGATGATCGCCGGCAGATTATCAGCAGCGTATGCCGTCCAGCCCTCTTCCTGAATATTGTGCGCATGGAAACGAAGAATCTGCTCCATGCCAAACTCAGTCCCGTCAATCTCGATAAGCTGGATAAGGCTGCCGGGCTCAAGCTGCTGTATATCGCTTGTGAAACTCATTTTATCTCCAAAAAAAAACCGCCTAAAAGGCGGTTAATTTTTATCGTATGATTATCTACAAACAGCTCTGAATCGATTCCATCCTTTTGGTTTTACCTTTCCTTGGGTCTAAAGAGCCACGTAGAGAATAATATTTAACGACTACCTTATCATTTTCATAAAACGTGTCGACGTTATCTACAACTGCGAGAACGCTATAAAATTGATTTGTTTTTTGAGCCGTCACACTATTTCCTAGAGGCTCTTTCTGCCATAAGGAAAGTATGCATTCCTGAGTTTCTTGCGGTGGCTTTGAAGAATAAAATTTAGCTGTCACAGGCTGTTCGGCCCGATAATTGTACACATTCATACAACCAACTAAGTTCAGAGCGGTTAAAAACAATAAAAGCTTTTTCAATTGCGACCTCATACTTTCAAAGTATTAATTTTTGACAGTAGTAAAATCAAAATTTCAAAGCTCATTATCATACACGAGAAAAATTTAGGGGCTAAAGGCTTGTTCAAAAGTAAACGCAGCAGTTGCTTTTACTCCTGAAAGAAACGTAACGCTAAATGAATCAGCCTTAACGCGGTACAATTTTTTCTCCCCCCAGGGATTGGTCCACCAGAAGGAATTTGTAACGTGCGACAGCAGAAAGGCCCGTAGTTCGGCGACTTCAGTACGCGTGCCGATCCAGTCGAGGTCCCACGTTTCAGACCTGTCGTTAATGCCCATCCCAGCTATCTGTTTATAGCCGTCCCCAAATTGCGACTGCAGTGTCCGGACCGTTTCCGTTCCCTGAGCCGTTTTACGGGTGCGCCACTTGAATGTGTCGGTCACAATTATTTCCTCGTATAAAGCACCCCTCCTGGCGCCATTTCCCTCTTCAGTCGGTCGGTGATGGTCTGTTGAACGATCCCCTGCAGCTGCAGTGCAGTACTTTTGGCACCGGCCTGGCTGGTATCACCGCCGCCACTCTCTTGGGTTATGCTGACCGGGGCGTAGACGCTGACACCACCCGCCATCATTGCCGGCGCACCGGCACCGCCTACCAAGCCGCCTGTCGCATAACCCCGCATCAGGCGATAGAGATTAGCCACGCCGATGCGGCTGGTTGACTCTTTGGTGAAGACGAATTCCCCGCGGTGAACGATACCGGCTGGCTCGTACTTGCCGCCGTACCCGGTAAAACCACCCACGTCGTAGCCCGGGGGCCGGTATGACGGGACCGCGAATGACTGACCTGCAGAGGAGGCTTTCGCCCCGCCGCTAACCCAGCCCATTGCGCTCTGGATGGTGTAAGCCACCAGCAGCTGGTTGATAACGGACACAATCATTTTAAGGATCGAGCTGGTGAAGTCCCTGAAGCTCGCCTTCCCGGTTGTCGTCAGGCTGGTAAGCTGGCCAGCCAGCCCGCTGAACGTTGCCTGCGAAATCTGCTGTACAGAACTGAAGACGTTTGTCGCTGAATCCTGATATTCAGCCCAGCCCTGTTTCGCACCAGCCAGCCAGTTAGTCCGCAGGGCATCTTCAGCCTCAAACGTTGCCCTTTGCTCCTTCAGTACCTTTTGCTGCGCCTGAGGGTTGTACGAATAGCTTTCGTTGAGACGTTGCAGCGTAACTTGTCGTCCAGCCTCCCGGGTAGATACCCCCTGAGACTGAGCCTGCAAACCCGCTCTGGCGGCTTTTTGCTGCTGCTCAAACTTCACAGCCTGATCGGCCAACTGATTGAGCTTTTGCTGGCTGGCAACCTTATCGCCCAGGTCGGCAAGCTGCCGCTTGTACTCAAGCGTTTCTTCCTTATGCGCCAGCAGGGACTTTTCCTGCGCCGTAAGCTGACGACGACCAGCGGCCTCCTGCAGAACTGTGAACTGATTTTCAGTCTGCCAGAGGTCCTGGCGCTGTTTGCTGATGACGTCGTTTACGCTGGTATGTTGCTCGAGCGTTTTGAGCTGGGCCTGAAGGGTGAGAAGTTCTGCCTGCGCTTTTTCTTCAGCTTTGTCCCCGGCTGGCGTTGAATAGCTTTTGCCTTTCGGCGTTTTGGGATCCTTCCACTGCTTTTCAATCCCGGCGCGTGCTGCCGCTATGTCCTTTTCAGTCCACAACGTGGCGATGCCGTCTTTCGCATCCTGGCGGTTTTTAGCAATAAGCTGATTGAGTTTTCTCTCCGCAAGGGCACGTTTTTCTGCCGCCGTCGCCCCGGATTCTACCATCTGATTAAATTGCTGCTGGGTCCGGACGGCCTGTGTCTGCTGTTCCGTCCGCATTTTTTCCCTGGCAGCTGCCAGCCCTTCCTGGGCATATTGCTTATCGGCAAGATCGTAAGCCTGCTTCTTAAGCTCTACCTGCTGGCGCGCGTTCCTCAGCCTTTCCGCATCTGCCTTTTGCAGAACGTTGTTACCGGCATAGTCCGGATCAACCTTGAGATTGCCGGACAGAGCACGGTACTCTTTCTCTGCTGCCTGCCATTCAGCAAAAGAGTCCTGGCGCTTCATCGCGGTGTCAGGATTACGCCCTATGCCCAGCATCGCATCCCACGCGCCTGAGGCCGCATTCTTCACCCAGTCCCAGGCTTTTTCGAGGGAGCCAAGATTTTCCTCAACCGCCCCGGCCCGCTGAATGACCGCATCAGAATACGCACGCATGGCAAGCTCTGATGCTTTCTGCGTATCTCCCATCGCCTGAGCAGAGGCAATCTGTTCATACTGCGTGGCCGTCAGAAAATGCAGCGAATCGTTGAGCGTTGTGACTGCATTAACCGGATCATCCTTCAGGCGTTTAAACTGGTTGATGGTTTCGTCGACGGCCTGCCCGGTGGCCTGCTGCAGTCTGGCAGCAACATTGCTCACCATGCTGACATCATTACCGCTAAACGCACCACTTCCGACAACCTGCGCCAGCACACCTGCAGCAGCATGCTGTGTGATGCCATTACCTGCCAGTGAGCGCGCCAATGCCTGTAGCTGTCCGGACGTTTTCCCGGCGTAATTCCCGGTCAGGATCAGCTGCCTGTTAAATTCCTCGGACTCTTTGCTGCCGTCATACCAGGCTTTACCCAGCCCGTAAACCGCCGCGGCAATACCACCAACCATGCCGGCGATCCCAAGCCCGCGCAGCGACAGCAGCTGGTCTATCCATCCTGCCCGGTTCGCCAGCGTGATCCCGGAGCCGCGCAGTGCACCTAAGTTACCGCGCATGACCTCGCCAATAAGCACCCCCAGCTCCTGCCGGGCAGCAGCACTTTGCAGTCCCAGACCATGCGTGGCCACTTTGGCAGCTTCAAGCTTGCGGATATAGACCTCAGCCGCATCGCTTGCACCGACCTGCGCCGCCTTCATGCGCAGCAACTCGGTACCGGAGAGTTTTTGCTCTGCGACCTGTTGCTTCAGCTGACTGAGGAATCGGGTACGCGCGGCGGCCGATTTTTCTTCTACGATCTGTAGCTCTTTTTGCCTGGCCGTGGTGCGGGAAATCAGGGCGAGATAATCCTGCTGGGAGATATTGCCCTGTGCCCTTGCCGCACGAAAGCGCGCCTGCACGTTCGCAAGCGACTGCGTTTCACCATTGAGCTGGCGAACGCCGTCAATCTGGCGGAAAAACGATGCCGCCAGTTCGTCCTGCCGGCGGGCCAGCGCTGCGGCCTGTCCGTCATTTTCCCGCATACGCTGATTAAGCTCAGTCACGCGGCGGTGAGTTTCATCAACTGATTTAGAAACGTTCTGCCAGTCTTTGGTCAGCCCTTCCGTTGCAGCAGACTGTCGGGCTTTCATATCTGCGGCAGCCGCCGTGCCGGCGTCACCCACGGTTTTAAATGCAGCCGCCTGCCGCTCAGAAGCGCGCTGCATTCGCGTCTGGACTTTTTCAGAGTCCTCAGCCATCCCGGTTAGCTGCCCCTTTATGCGGGCAACCTGCTCACTAAACGTGGCACTGTCGACGTCAAGGTTGATGACCAGATCGCTAATCTGTTGGGCCATATCGGATACCTCCTGTTATCCCCTCAGCTGCGGCCATCAGCGAATCATCATCCGGCTCTTCATCGCTGATGACGGTACCGGAAGGAGAAAGCAGGCTGAAATGTGCGGGGGTAAGTTCCGGGTCGCGGAAGAAAAGAGTGGAGATGGAATAAAGCAGCTCTGAGAAATGCGCATCGAGCTGCGCGTCCTGAAAATAATGCTCCCGGTAGAACTGGTGCCAGTCGCCCAGCTCACTGGAAGTCATTCCAGCCAGCATGGCGCGCCAGTCGGGTCGCCCGAACTCGCGCGCCAGATTCAGGACAAACTTCAGCTCGCTGGCAAGGGTTTTCCCGCCGTAACGGGTTCTGCGCCTTCGGCCTCGGGTGAGGCATCCGGATCGGCAGAGTTGTCATCATCAACCGGAACGAGCATGCCGGAGAGCAGCTTTATTTCCATTTCTGCTTTACCGATCGCCTCCGGCGGCCAGCCGCTAAGCACCTGCTGATAAAGCGTCTCCACATCCGTGCCAGCCGGATCGTTATGCCACAAAGACATCGCGATCAAACGCGCACCGCAGCGAATATTTGAGCCAATCAGCCTGGCCGTCATTTCCTGATCGCTGATGCCGTCGCTGTGAGCACTGACGGCCCTTTCCTCTGCGGCCATAAACGTGAGGAACTCAATACGCTGAAGCGCCGACAGCTCGAAGATGGTCAGGGATCCTGTTTGCCAGGTGAACTTCTCTTTTTTCAGAAACATGCGTCCTTCCTTACGCTGCAGTTACGGTGACTTTGCAGACCGCAACGAAATTACCGTCGCTGGTCATTACAATAATGTCAGCGGTGCCTGCCGCCACGCCGGTGACGGTGATCGCGTTGCCGCTAACGGTGACCGTTGCTTTTGCCCCGTCGGAGGTTGCCACGCGGAACGAGGTATCAGAGGCACTGGCAGGATTAACCGTCACATTGAGCGTTGTGGTTGCACCGACGGCCACGCTTGCCGTGGCTTTATCGAGCGTAACGCCGGTGACTGGGATATTCGGGCTCCCGCTTTCTTCAGCCAGCTCCGGCTTGCCGGTGTTGGTGATTTTCGCTGTGCGGGTAATAACCTCTTTTGCCGGAATGGCTTTACCCAGGCTGCTGCACCAGCCGCGGAAAACGTCGACGGTACCGTTCGGGTATTTGATTTTGTAATAGCGTACTGAGCCATCAATAAACCATGCGACCAGGTCTTTTTGCCCTTCTTCACCCGGCTTCCAGGCGAGGGTGAAGGAGGTGTCGCCAGCAGATTTTGCCCCCTGAGCGGTCGCGTTCCAGTCGGCGTCCTCGTCGTCGAGGTAGGTGTCGTCATACGATTCGGCGGTCATTTCGCCGGGCGTCAGCTCTTTAATTTTCGCAAGGCGGTTCCAGTCGATATCCGAGAGTGGGTTAGCGAAAGCATTGCCCGTTCCGGTGTAAAGCCAGAGTGTGGTACCGGCACCTTTCACGGGGGCCAGTGGGTTTGGAGTAGGCATAAGTACCTCTTAAATTGAATAGGTGATTAAGTACGTGAAATCGACTGAACCCCAGGTGGCCATTTCATCATCCCGCTGATAGTCATAACCCTGCGGGGTGAACGTCTCAACCAGTTCGGTCAGACCCGGGATGAAGGCCATTGCCGGATACACTTTCTCTTCCATCCAGGAATCAAGCGCGCTGTCGGGGCTGGAGGCTTTAAGAAATACCTCGATGTGAACAACCGCCTGCCACGAATCTTCGTCAAGCGAATCGCCGGTGTACTCCGCGTCAGAAAGGTAAACAGCCACGGCAGGGAGATCCTGCTCTTCAAGAAAAACAGGGCGCCCGTCAAACCAGGTGACGGTGTCGGTGATATCGGCTTTCAGTTTTGCCAGAATGGCTGCACGAATTGCGCTGTGTCTGTTCATCGCTTCAGGTGGATCCTCAGTTGGTTTTTCAGGGCTGCGGAAAGTTCTTTGGGCATATCGCTTTCAATAAGGCGCTTTGAAATAGCGGTGAATGCCACAGTGAGCGGTGTCTCAAGAGGAACTTTGACCACATCAATCGGATAACGGGCCTGACCTACGCGCCGCATGACCTGCCAGCGCCCGTTGGCAAGCTGTTGAATAAAAGCGTTACGAAAGGTATAGGGGCCGATTTTGAGGACGCTACCCGCTCCGTTTCTGGCCCCTTTTTTACGCGAGAGCCGGACGCGCGCCGTGCCGAGCTTTATCGCAGGAAGATTACCGCGGTTGATTTTTATCGACGCGACCGGGCGATCGTGACGGGCCTTGCGCAGACGGGAACGCTGGCGGACCAGACGAACCGGAAGCCCCTTTTTCCGGTTATCATCAACTGTTGCTTCTTTCGCTACAGCTTTGCTCCCCTGGCTTATCGTTCTGCTGGCCACCCGGTTAAGCGCTTTTGCGGTTGCCTCAGGAACGATTAACCGGCTGAGGCTGTTCAGGTTCTGAATAGCCCTTTCCAGTCCTTTCACGGACATAGCGCCTCCTCATTCGAGATGGATGCGGGGTTTCCCGTTGAACATGTCATAGCGGGTAACGTTCAGGTTCTTACCGTCGTAGTCGACACTGTCGTTTCGGCGTGGCTGGTAAAGCTCAGAGAAAACCACCAGCGAAGTACCTGTTCCCGACAATGGCCCCATTTCCTCCAGTTGCTCGGCGGGAACAACCTCATAGCTGCTGCCATTGATGATCGCTGTCTTTCCCATCTTTTTTATGGTGGCCGCGTCCATGCGCGCCGCCATCCGGTCAAAGGGGTTAGGCATTGATCTTAACTTCAACAACGGTGGTGCTTGCCCCTGCCTCTTCCCAGGCGATACCTGCGGCAACAGCATCCGTTTCTTCGATCGTGATTTTGCCGTCCTTCAGATACACCTGCGCCCCGGCAGTAACTGCATCAGCGGGGACTTTTGGCAGGAGGAATACCCCTTCAGTAATGCCGTCCCCGGTATCGCCGACAGGAATATCAGTAATCGCCACAGCGATAAGTTTGCCAACCACAACCGGATCGCCGCTCTGAATGTCGGTTGTACCACTGTTTACCAGAGGGATCGTTTTCCCGTCCTGCGCATAGTTCTTAGCCATAACTTCTCCATTCAGCCCCTTGCGGGGCTGGTTTCAGGTATAAAAAAAGCCCTTACGGGCGTCTGTTTGTCAGGACTGTATTTTTACTGACCAGAGGATTTGGTCATGCCGCGATAGTCCAGCGGAGCCACACCGGCATCAATGCGCACTTTCGTGGCGATACCATCAGTGGTGAAGCCTTCCTGCTGATCGATGTATGGCGTGTCGACGCCGTTGAGATAAGCGACCTCAATGGTGTCGGTGCCCTTCGCGGCAGCCAGATACCAGGCTTTCGCGTCAGCTTCATCCAGGCGTGGTTCGGCAATGACCTCTGCAAAGTTCTGGATAGGGTTTACGATCCCGGCATTGATGTCTGCACCTTTAACACTGGCCGACTTGATAGTCTGATTCGCCAGAGTTTCCAGGCTGACGGGCACCAGCATGTAGGCCGGACGGATATTCAGGGTTCGCTCCCCTTCCTTCTGAAGACGCATCAGCTTGCGCGATTCATCCAGGTTTGCCACGGAAATTGCGCCCGAACTCAGGTTCTTGTGATCGGCATGGAACAGCGCCTTTCCGTCGGAGAGTTTCGGGTTTTTGGTCAGGATGGCGTAAACCAGATCGCCAATCGTTGCTTTCGCCGCGCGCCCCATCTTCATCGGTACGTCGGTGAGTTGGTTCAGATCGTCGTTAATGATCGCCTGGCGGGTTACAGAGAAGATTTCACCGTAAGTGGCAAGCGCGATAGTTTCGCCTTTATCACTGGTGGTGATGTACTTGTACTCCGCCCCTTCGCGAACCTGTCGCAAAGAAGGGAAACCACCCATGCCGACACGATGCGCCGTTTTGAAGTCTGACAACTGGCCTTTTTTGGTCCACTGCTCGAAGGTTTCCTGCGCCTCGTCCCAGCCCTGAATCAGCGCTTTGTTCGCAACATCGAGCAGAATGTTGCCGAAATCAGAAGTGCTGTGGGTCAGCGCCAGGCCAACCATCTGCATCGGATTGTAGCTGGCCACGCCAATACCTTTTTCTGTCAGAGCCATACGCGCATACTCGCGCAGCGTCATACCGTTATAAACGTTATCCCGTTCCTGACCTTCGAACCCGGCACGCGCCATTAGTGCCTGGCGAATACCGTCCGCTACAAAGTTACCGTTACCCGCATGAATATGCGGCTGGGTGGTTTTATTGGATGGGGTAGCCGTTTTACCGAGTTCTGCCAGCAGCAAATCTTTCGCCTTATCGACGGAACAATCAGGGTCAGCCACACACTGATTCTGCAGTTCCATGTGTTTATTGCCGAACATGGCAAAGAGATCGCCGATAGCGTTAACTCGGGCTTTCTGCTCAGCCATCACCTGCGCACGAATGGTATTTTCATCCGGCGTCGGGTCTGTTTTTGCCTGCGGTGCCTGAGGCTGGGTAATAACCGGGTCACGCTGGGTAGTGTTGCGCGGCGGGGTGATCATGTTGCGAATGCTTTTTGGCATTTTTTCAAATTCCTCAATACGTTTTGAATGAATACAGGCCATAGCCTGAAGGGATGGTGTCACCTGGTCGGCAAAACCCAGCTCAAGGCACTCGCTGCCGTTCATCCAGGTTTCGTCTTCCAGCATTGCCGCAATTTCATCGGTGGATTTTCCGGTTTTCTGCGCATAAGCCGGTATCAAAACGGATTCAACCTTGTCGAGAAGATCCGCATAGTCGCGCATATCGCTCGCGTCACCACCAGCAAACCCCCATGGCTTATGGATCATCATCATCGTGTTTTCAGGCATGATGACCGGATTGCCTACCATAGCGATCACTGACGCCATTGAAGCGGCCAGACCGTCGATATGTACGGTAATCGCCGCGCCGTGGTGCTTCAGCGCGTTATAGATAGCAATGCCGTCGAAGACATCACCACCGGGTGAGTTGATATAAAGGTTGATGTGGGTGACGTCCCCAAGTGCCCGGAGATCATTGACGAACTGTTTCGCCGTTACGCCCCAGTACCCGATTTCGTCATAAATAAAAATGTCGGCCTCGCTGTTATTGCTGGCCTGCATGCGGAACCACGAATTACTTTTTACGCTGGCTTTCGGACGGTGGCGCGCCCGGTTCTTTGGCTTCGGCACTGGTGCCTCCTTTATCATTGGCGGGGTCTGTGTCAAACACCAGGCCCTGTTCACGGTTCTCGTCAACCTCCGCTTTACGGCGTGACTTAACATCATCCGGGTTGCGACCGCTGGCACGTATCCAGTCGGATTCAGTAGCAGCACCGCCGCGGATCTGCGTTTTCCAGGCATTCGCTTCTTTAACGGGGTCAATCCACGGCATAACGGGCCCCGAATAAACCGCGTTGTACAGCGAGTCCATATCGATGCCTCTCGGCAACTTGATTTCTCCGGCAGCAATAGCCATCTTCAGCCAGGCCCGGTACATGGGCCGGGTCACTGAACCGATGAACCAGTCCTGAAGAATCAGATATCCGTCGGTTGACTCGACAAGCTCCTGCCGCTGGGCACTGTACGTGCCGTTGTAGTTTCTGGATGTGCTGGAAAAACTGAGGCGACTGCCGGCGGATACAGCACGCAGCTGTCCGTTACGAAACGACTCGAGATTAGGGTTCGGGCGATCGGATTTAATCATCCCGATTTCTTCCCCGGCCTGCAGCTCGTCATAGAGCATCCCGGGCTGAATCATCAGCTCGCGGTCATCGCTGCTGGAATCAGACTCGAAGCTCTGTCCGTCGCCTTTTTTGATATACATGCCGAGTGCAGCAGCAATTCTTGCTGCAGTCAGCTCAGAGTCCTCGTACTCTTTCAGCGCGCTCAGCCGCATCAGGACACCTGACAAAAGAGATGTCCCACGGGTCTGGTGCAGGCGTCGGGTGAATTTGAGATGAAGCATGTTCTCTGCATCTATCTCTTTGGTATCGAATTGACGCCCGGACACCGGCAGGCTTTTATAGACCTGATATTTTTTAGGCCGTCCCCAGCTATCGACAAAAACACCCTGATTGAGCTGGGTGGCGGCATCGCTGTTCATTGGCACGAAGTCCGGCTCCAGCGCTTCCAGCCAGAACGGTACGCCAGCAACGGGCTGAAGACCATTTCCGGTACCACGAACCAGCTGAGCAAATACCTCACCGTCCCGGAGCCACGTTCGCAGCATCAACCGCTCCAGCATGGGGCGGGTAAACTGGGTTGTAACATCGGGTCTTACGGACCATTCGCCCCACTTTCTGCGGATATCAGTGGCCAGTTTTTTAGCGATCTTCCCGTTACTCAGCATCGGATGCGGTTCAACTATGATGCCCTTCGCACCCACCACCCTTTCTTCCAGCTTGTCGAAAACGCCGATCACCAGATCATGGTTGTTGTCCAGCCAGCGCGCCTGCTGCCTCAGTGAAACCGCCCCCATCTGGCTGAGCTGATCGGCAGAGCGATTTTCTTTCTGGGCTTTGTGGGTACGCGTTTGCTTAACCGCCTCATACGCCTTAATTACCGCACGGGCACGCAGGCGTGAGGCTTTCCAGCCTGGCGAAAAGACGCCAATCGCATCATCTAAAAAACTCATCCAAACCTCGCCAGCCTGTAGCCGGGTCGCCCGCGGCGTTTATTATTGAGCGTTGCCAGTCGGCGCTCCCATTCCTGACGGCCTTTTCTGATTTCCGACAGGTTTTCGAGCGTCATCTGCTGCCCGTTGAAAGTTATTGATTTACCCTCCAGAACAGACAGCTCGGCTGCGGCGTAGCGGTCGATCATGTTTTGAATATCTGCTGGATTCACACCCAACCTCCTGGCGAAGACCACGGATTAGCCTGCTCGGTTACGGGCTTCTCGCGTTTTGGTTTTGATTTTGATTTCGGCGCAGGCGACGGGGATGGCACTTCGCCAGTTTCCGTCTGCGTGTCCTCGATCCACGTTTCCCGCCGTGCCCACTCAGGAGCTGACGGCCATTTGATTTTTTCGTAACCACTAAGGATGGCGAGCGCGTCGGCATAAACGAGCAGGTCGAATGCTTCGTTTGCGCCCCGCCCGGGCTTACTCCACTTCCCTTCATTCGAACGTTCCTCATACGTCAGTTCGTCATAGAACCAGCTGCCCAGCCAGGCGGGAAAATGCACATAGCCAGGGCCAGGTGAATCCCGCCACAGCGCATTATTCACCCGGTCTTTGAGGGCATCAGTCTGGAGAAGATAAAGAGGCACATCACCCGTCGCCTGTGCGCGACGCGTTGATCTGCCCGTATTATCAGGAAATGTTCGCTGGATAAGTTTGCTACGCCTGACGCTGTCACCCTTGAAGAGATAGATACGCTTACCCAGCCCCTCGCGGCGACATCTTCGCCAGAACTTGTAGGCATTATCCGTCACGCCGTCCTCGCCCCCGGAGTCCACAGCCATCGACATAAGCCGCATGCCCTTTGACGGGTCAGACGCGAGCGGCCACGTTTTATCAAAGACATCGGTGAGTAAAAGATCCCAGTCCTCAGGGTAGCTTGCCGGATCCACCTGAATGCTCTCCCCGTTGCCGTCGCAGCGCAGCGAATACCGGATGTTGTAACGGTCAACTATCCAGCGCTCCCCCATACTTCCATAACCCGTGACCTGCACAACAAAGCGCCTGTTGCGCCCGGCCTGTACGTCAACGGTCGCGGTGAGAAATTGCACGCCATCCGGTACCGAACGTTTAGGGACATCTTCGGCACGCTGCTCGAGCAATTCACTTTTGCGCTGCTCCATGCTGGCCCGAGGCAAATAGGGCCTGCCGAAATCGGTGTTGATAACCGTCTTCAGGGTTTCTTCACTGCGGGTGGATTCATATTCCTGCTCGGCGGTCAGGAATTTATAGATAAGCTGCGACCAGGTCTGGTAAGCCGCTGCCGGACCTTCCATCCAGAAGGAGGCAATACGGGAACGTCGGCCATCACCGCTTACCTGCCCTTTACTGTCGATACTCTGCCCGTCGCGGAGCCACACACATTTCATGTTGAGCGCACGCTTCATATCCGGTGTGATCCTGCCCTTACAGGCCGGGCACTGTAGAATCGCCGCTTCGCTGGCAAGCACAGGATCGCTGCTGTCGCGATACCCGGTCATATTGTCCATTTCCGGCTGGAAATATTCGCCGCAATGCGGACACGGCCAGTACAGACGGCGACGGTCGCCACGGTTATAGAGCGATAATATTCCGGTAGTTGGAGGGGCTTCATGGGGCGTGGAACGCCGCCATTTTGTGTCTCTGATATCCCGCCCGGGCGAGCTCTCAACCAGCGTCATCCCGGAGGACATGAATGTCGTGGTACGCTTCGACGCCAGTGAAAAAGCGTCGCCTTCTCCGTCGATATCTTCCGGAAAGCGGTCGTAATCCGTCAGCGCCACACTTTTATAGTCAGAGGACGACATGATGTTGACGGATGGCCAGCCCAGTTTCAGATAATTACCGGCGCGGAAAGTACGATCGTAAACGTTATTATCGTTACGCCTTGGGCTCAACCGGGTTTTCACTTCAGGGCTACAGCGAAAAGTTCGGTCCAGACGCTTTTTCGAATGTTCACGCGCCTTTTCCTCTGAAACCTGAATAACGAGCATATCTGCCGGGTCGCAAACGACGTTATAAACAATCCAGCCATCAATAAGCCCGATGGTTTTACCCGTTCGCGCGGGGCCAACAAAGACCACGGCATCATATTGGCGTGATGCCAGGCAGTTCATCGGCTCAATAACATAGGGCGCCAGATCGGGGTCCCACGGTACAGAGTTCCCCGCTCCCATTGGCACACGCATATATGCGCTGACCGCATCGGCCACATCCATGCGACGCGGCGCGCGAAGGATGCCGGAAACATCCCGGCGAATACCGCATGCCGATGCACGCTTTGCCATCACTCCTCCTCGGTATCGGCCTCCTCTTGTTCTGCGTCCTGGACTTTCTGAGCCATCTGATCACGTAAGTCGTCAATCACACTTTGGACCCGCGACACCGCCGCTGGTGGCAGCGCGCAGTCGCGCTCAAGAATGTCAGGTAGGGTCTCAAGCACCATGACGACTGCTTTAGCCATCAGTGAAAATTCTCGCGCCACTTCATCAGCGGGTATCAACTGCCCGGTATCCTGTTCGAACTTAAGGCGTTCATTCTCTGCCTTCCAGTGCGCCAGCCTGTCGGACGGTTGCATGTCTTCAAGGCTGGAAGAAACTGTTGGGATCATCAGTTCGGTCAAAATGTCGGTGATGAGGTAAAGCTTGAGTTTGCTATTACTGCCCGCTGCAGGTTCGATATTTTTAAGCCTGGCGGCTACTGTTTGGCGATGCACATCAGTGATGGCAGCAAGCTGGTTGATATTGAGTTTAAGAGAAGCTATTTCCTGGTCCATGATGGTGAACACTTTTTGAACAAATCGACATCTTTAAAAAATGGTCCTCAGATAAAACAAAGACCTACCTGCATGATGATGATGCCCCTGGATCCGAAAAACTAGCCGTTTCCCGCGAGCGCGCCGCCCCGTGGTAGGCCACCCCGCCGGGAGGACCCATCAAAAGCTAATGAAAGTCATTTTCATTTGATGCGGGGTGTGGTCCACGCGAGATGAAAGCCATAACAGCCCTTCGAACAATCCCAGCTTTCTATCCCCATAAGGGGATAGGGGATGGGCTGGATTCTTCACGGAGTTATAGATGCGCTCACAAGTCATTCCTGCTCCGTAGATTTCTTCAGCTCGTCAAGCATGGTATTTAGCTTCTTCTGCAAGGCTTCCAAGCACGCCGTCGAGCACTGCCGCTGCAGGTTTTGAACCATCATCAATAACAACCACCAGCGCACCGGCTGGCAGGTGCTTCATGTGCTGTTCAAGCGCTCGCTTCAGAGCTTCAGTACGCTGGTGGGTTGAGATAGCAATGCCAATCCGCGATGAAATGACGCTGGCGGGGACGTATGGGACACCATCAATAATGACCTGCATACAACCTCCTATCAGCGGCCACGCAGATTCCAGATTAGACCGCCAGGCTGACATTCTTCCTGAATGGCTTTTCGAACATCCAGCCTGTCGATTGCCTGTTCTATGGCAGAGGTATCAATCTCAACGCGAAGCATCATCGAAGAGCAATATTGCTGCTTTCCAAATCGCGTATTGACCAGATGTTCAACGGCAAATTTCTGCCCTTCAGGGGTCAGGAAGGTGAAGTGTTTTTCTTTCTGGTATTCCGTAGCTGTATGCCTTGTTTCTGCAAAGCCCAGTTCGCGAAGTTCGGCAGTACCGGATTTAGATGGCAGATCACCAGACACAAGAGCACCACGATAAAAAAGCGCGTAAAGCACATCAGAAGCAGCACCAGAGAGCGTAATGATTTTGTTACTCATTGAATGTTTCCTTTTAGGCGTGAGCCTGTCGCACGGCAAAGCCGCCGAAAGTTAACGGTTTGCCCAGGCTCACAACTGAAAGACTTTCTTTGATGTGCGCGTGCGATGCGCATAAAAAAAGCCACCAGCAGATGCCAGTGGCTTGGGCGTGGTAATCAGGAATGGATTCGAACCATTGAGCCAGAAGATATTGAATCGCCACGGGTTTAACAGACACCTCGGAGTCATTTAAGATGACTTAAAGAGAGGTGCCCATGAGCGGTAAACGTTATCCCGAAGAGTTTAAAATTGAAGCAGTCAAACAGGTTATTGATCGCGGTCATTCTGTTTCCAGCGTTGTAACACGTCTCGATATCACCACCCACAGCCTTTACGCCTGGATAAAGAAGTACGGTCCGGACTCATCCACTAATAAAGAACAGTCAGATGCTCAGGCCGAGATCCGCCGACTCCAGAAGGAGTTGAAGCGGGTTACTGACGAACGGGACATATTAAAAAAAGCCGCGGCGTACTTCGCAAAGCTGTCCGACTGAGGTACGCCTTTATTCGTGACAACTCCCGTTGCTGGCCTGTTCGTCTGCTCTGCAGGGTGCTGGATGTTCATCCCAGTGGCTTTTACGCCTGGTTTAAGCAACCGTATTCTCAGCGCCATCAGGTAGATCTGAGACTGACGGGACAGATCAAACAGTTCTGGCTGGAGTCCGGTTGCGTTTATGGTTATCGCAAGATCCATCTGGACTTGCGGGATAGCGGGCAACAGTGCGGAGTGAACAGAGTCTGGCGACTGATGAATCGTGCCGGGATAAAGGCTCAGGTCGGGTACCCTAGCCCGCGGGCACGCAAAGGCGAGGCCAGTATCGTATCGCCTAACAGGCTCCAGCGACAGTTCAATCCGGATGCTCCGGATAAGCGTTGGGTAACGGACATAACCTACGTCAGGACCCACGAAGGCTGGCTGTATCTTGCTGTGGTTGTTGATCTGTTCTCACGCAAAATTATCGGCTGGTCAATGCAATCACGGATGACAAAGGACATTGTCCTGAACGCACTGCTGATGGCTGTATGGCGGCGTAATCCCCAAAAACAGGTGCTGGTTCACTCGGACCAGGGCAGTCAGTACACAAGCCATGAGTGGCAGTCGTTCCTAAAAGCACACGGCTTGGAGGGGAGCATGAGCCGTCGCGGTAACTGTCACGATAATGCGGTTGCAGAAAGCTTTTTCCAGTTGCTGAAACGCGAACGGATAAAGAAAAAGATCTACGGAACGCGGGAAGAAGCCCGCAGCGATATTTTTGATTACATCGAAATGTTTTATAACAGTAAGCGTCGGCATGGTTCGAGCAATCAGATGTCACCGACAGAATATGAAAAGCAGTATTATCAACGGCTCGGAAGTGTCTAGATTATCCGTGGCGATTCATGACATCACACGCGGACTGCTTGCATTTGCACTGGTGACCGCTGCGCCGATAATGATTACGCTCACTCTGTCGAGAGATTTCTGGTCGATATACTGACCCGACAAAGCATCACAAAAGCTGATACTCATCACTTCTACCCAGTGGGCCATGTGCTTTTTGAGTTTCGCTGCTGATGTCCCACGACTGAAAAACTTAAACATGATATTACCCTTGCTATGATTAACGCAGGCTAATGTTAGCGCAAGTTCGTGCGATATGACGAAAGATGCCAGTATGACCTATAGCTCGGGAAGCATACTCATACCAATGTCCCTCACTAAGTTTAAAGGAAGATTAAAGTAAGCCAGGTCTTGATTTAGATGAGGAAAATCCGCCAGAAGGCGGTTCTTCAGGGCTATAAGAATTTGGGGGCAATGCCGTACTTCGGACTCTTAATGTTAGCAGCCCACACCTTAATGTCATGTTGCATCACGAGCGTAAAATCTGATTTCAGATGCTGCACCATCCCATTCACACGCTCTGCATCGGTGACTGCAAAATGCTCTATCTTTTGATTGCTTCCTATGTTCACACATTTGTATGTGGCAAGAACATCCTGACCATTCACATTGAAAGCTTTTGCAGACGTATCGCATACACCTTCAGCTATATATGAAACAACCATGTTGGCACTCGGATTACCTTGATGAGCGATGCTGACCATCACAGGAAGATCATGTGAGGTCTGAGTCATATCGTAAAGCACTACGCCATCCGAATACCATGTGTTGTATTCCCGCTGGAGAGAGGCTGCCGAAGCATTTGAAATGATTGCAGCCAGAACTGAAAGGATACCAAGACAAGTTCTCATGAAGCGTTTTCCATAACAATTTTGCGTCCATTATTCAGAGGACACTTTCAATCGCAACTCTTTAGGATTATTCCTACCAGTTTTGGCGGTAATGTTTTATCGTAACCCTTTAGCGTATTTCAATAAGTGCCATGGTTATTGCTCTGGAACACGGCAGATGAATAAAATCTCTATCAACTATTCCTACTCAATACAATTTCAATACTCTATTTCATCTTCGCTTTATATGGTGAATTTTTATACTGCTGAGGGCGACTATCTGTTTACCACACTTAGCAGCAGTAAAGAATCGCTCATAAAACAAGCAGTGAATAATACGAAGCTTAATGAAGCGGAAGAAAAAAGGCTTCGAAGCGCCATTGCTAAATTTTAAGTTATCTAGATTATTCGCATGAAATCTGCCTATCTAAGACACTGCTCTTTGATGTATTCCTGCAAATATCCAACCTGTTTCGTCACTGTGACGATTCGCTCTCTGAGGGTGAAATAATCCCGTTCAGCGGAGCGAGTAAGTCGGGGGCTGGACGCATCGCCCATGCCGCCGGTGCTGGTCGTTCCGTTCGCGGGACATTTGGCGTTGACGTGCAGCCCACACTTGCCATTGCTAACGCAACGCTGCAAATCATCAAGCTGCTTTTTCGCATTGGCTAATTCCTTCGTGTATTTGGCATCAAGTGCGGCCACATCACGCTGGCGCACCTTCATGTCGTCAATTGTATCGTTCGCAAGTCTGAGATTTTCAGTTGCCTTGTCGCGCTGGTCTTTGTAAGTGATGGCATTGTCACGGTAGTAGCTTATGGCCCATCCCATCGCACTGAAGACTATGATGATCGCAGCGCAGGTGATACCTGCGAATCGGCTCACTTGTCTATCCCCAAACAAGTTAACGCGCTCTCTTGATCGCGCCTCTCAACCTGCCCGTAACAGACGTTCATTTGGCCCTTCGTTAATCGGCAGTCTTTGCCACCGTCACGGATCCACCAGCGGATTGCTTCACATGCCCCTTTACGGTCATCAGCATTGATGCGCTGGTAAAACGTAGAGGGGAAGCACTTACCCGGCCCGATGTTGTAGGGGCAGAACGAGGCGATTCCGGCCTTCTGTGGTTCAGTCAGCTGCACGTGGATATTACGATCTACCCAGGCCAGCGCTTTATTACGCTCAGCTGCATTGACCTGGTCACATTTAGCCTGGGTCAGTTTTATACCCTGCCGAACCGGTTTACCATCCACCAGCGTGGCGCCACGGCAAATAGTCCAGATGCTGGAGCCGTCACGGTAGGCGTTCTGGCTGTTGCCTTCCTTCTCGTCCAGGAACTGATCGAGGATTGCGGAAGCTGACGCACCAGCGAGGACCAGCCCCAGTATCGCGGCGCTTAGCTTTGATCTGTCTGCCACTATTACCCCCTGGCGGCTTTGCGCCGGACCTCTTTGATTTTGAAGTACAAATTCGTCAGATAAGTCAGCAGCCCGAAGACCAGGCAGCCGAGTACACCAATGGCCGCCCACTGCGATGGTGATACCTGATCGAGCAGTTGGAGGCTCCAGTAACCAGCGTTGGTTACTGATGCTCCATAGGCGATACCAGTGGTTAATTTTTCCATGCGTAACATGCTCTCACCTCCGATTGGTTTCGGGGTGCTGTGTGCTATAAATAGGGACGCCCGATAAAAGCCGGGTCGCGGGGAGTTTTAATACGCAATTCTGGAGAGATAAAAACGATGCAAAGGATAAGGAGTCTCAGCCTGATTTGTTGTATTGGCTTATCCGGTTGTGTTGTCGCAGATATGGACTCAAGTAATTACACCTCCTTCCCATATGTTCAGACATTCCAAAAGCCACAGACTATGGGTCACACAGATGTGCAGATTCGCCGGAACGATTTATACGAGTGCGGCGTTGACAGGAAATTTTCGCTTAATTCATGGGATAAAAAATTTTGTCGCAACTGCCTGAAGCCCGGCGAGACGATAGAGCAGCTCACTGCCAGAACTAAAAAGATAGAGAACTGCATGAAGTCAAAAGGATACGTAATGCAGGATTTCGGAGAATGCGGACCCCTTAAAAAACCAAGCGGTTTGTGTAACTGACAACCTGCATTAGAAATAAAAAACCCACTCAATAGCGGGCTTCTTTTATGTTTGCTGCTCAGTTCGCTTTAGCGTCCCGAGCCTATCACAACTCAATCACTAGATGGCTCACTTTGCAAGGAAAATCTTTCGCTATTTGTGCCGAACGTGTCACACATTGGCCTGTAAAGCATCGACTCGGCGAGACTTAACCACATATCGATCCGGCGGCGACACGTCATATAACACCAGTCCGGGTGCTGTTCCTGCAGCCCTTCGGCCATCTGCCGTTTGCTCTTCCGCCAGCGGTAGCGCTGCGCCAGTATGCCGAACAGGCCAGCATAGCCAGGGTTGACCAGCACAGCGCCGATCACACCATCAATTTTCAGCCCCTCCTCATCGGAGCAAAATGCCAAACCGCTTTTGTTTTTGCCACTGAGCATTTCATGGTGGAACTCTTCCAGCTCCGGCTTAGATATACCGGCCTTCTTCATGCGCCGCAGGGCTTCATTGATTGCGGTCTTGCTTACCGTTTTGCTGGTCAGCAGCTGATGGAACATATTCCCGGCACTACCTCCGCCGATATAGGACCATTGCCCCCACATGCGCAGCTTTCCCTGGATCCAGACGCTCTCCAGCGTGCCAGGCGCGCATGCTCCCCTGCTTTGCCAACTTCTTCTGCGTGAATCATGCTGCTGCTCCTGCCATCAGGTAAATGCGGATAAAGTTACGAAGGATGCGATAGTCCACCAGCACCGTGCCCGGGCGGCGATAAATGCGGAGGCGCAGCCAGCGCATGCGATGCGATTCGATTAGTTCTGGTTTCATGCTGGCTCCTGCTGCTTCAGTGCTTTGAGCTTGGCGCGGTATTCATCGCGGATCCGGATGTAGTCGTCGCGCTTCCATTTCGGTAATACGTGTGGGCCCATCAGGGCATCAAAGCGGGCCTGGCCGATTTTGGCGATCAGCCTCGGACGGTAGGCCGTCAGGTTGCCGGAGAGGTGATTATTACATACCGAACACTGTTTATGGCAGTTGTCTTCGTTAAAGCGCAGCTCCGGATTCGCACCGGTCGTGCGGAAGTGCCCGGCGTGATACTGCCCGTCATGGTGGCGGCCGCAGTTGACGCACGGCAAGTGGCGATCCCGGAACCGGATGAATTCGTTGAACGCCTGCTGGGCGTGCCTGATGAAGTAATTAAGCGGTTTGACTGCCTGGCGGCGTTTGGCCTGCTGAGCCCTCAGCGCTTTCTCCTCTTCGCGCTGGCGCTTCTTTTCAGCACGCAAAGCCTCAGCGCGATTCTTTGCGGTTTGTGCTTTGGCAACGGCAGTAGCGCACTCGTAGCAGCAGACTACCTGGCGCTCGCGAGCCAGGTGGAACCATTCGCGGCAGTTCTGGTTTGCGCACTTACGGCGGGGTTTCTTAGCCATAATCACCCCCAGCCCTTTTGGCAAAATGTCCGCGGCGTGCGTTCTTGCCGCATGGCTTCCGGCAACCGGGCGCTAACGGTCCAGGTGATGTAATCGGGATTCAGGCTGCGCTCAGCTTTAACGCCGCGGCGCCGGTAATCCGCCAGCAGTTGTTCGGCCTGTGCGGTGGTACATTCAGTATGCTGGAACCACGATTCTTTCATCGCCATCACCCTGCTACGCTCATGAGCTGCGCAGCGGCGTTTTCGGCCTCGCGCTGGTCTCTGAATGCTCTGGATAATATCCAGCGCCAGAGAACATCAAGCGCGGCCTTATACAGCTGCTGAAACTCGGTTTCGTCCATGTTGGCGAAGGCAATGCTGCGGGGTGCTTGCGGAGTGTGCCGTCTGGCAGTTGTATGGCGTCGTAATGGCCGGATTGAATTGTTACCCAGGCGCGATAAGCGTCGATAGACTTACAGGCGCTGATGCTTCCAGTGCGCTTGTCGACGATGCGATCGAGATACTGTTCAGCCGCATCCAGCAGCGCGGTTTCGCTCCCGCCGAAGGATGCCAGGAATTTGGCGTAGCCGGTCACCAGCTTACGTTCGTTGGATGAGATGGCCCCACCGGTTGGCTCCCAGTATTCGAAGCCGATATTAAGCAGCGCGAAGAAGCGACGGTGAAACGCCGCGTTACGGACCTGTTTGAACTCGGCCACCAGCACGGCGCCAAGCTTGATTTATGATTGCAGTAATTCGCTGGTCTCCGGCGTGGCGGGGATCAGGATTCCTGAGGACTGCTTGATGAGTTGTAACTGCGCCATGGTATTCTCCGTGGCGCATCAGGCTAACGGGTGTTCAGTCCGTTGAAAGGTTGCGTGATGCGGTAGCCGAGGCGGCGAAGAAAACGAGTTCCGGACGACAAATTGAAAATCCCTTCATCCTCGAGCAGAGGACGACAGGATACCATCCCATTTCTGGAGTAGACGAGACATCGGCTATCGAGCGGCAATGAACCTATCAGCTTGCCATCCGAGCGCCTGACGATGTCGTACCAATCACCTTGCTCCTGGTCTTCTTTCACACAACCCCCTCTTGCTATCAACAAATTTACACTCAACCGGCAGGGATAAATCCCCTATTGGAACAAACTCACCAGAGGTCTGAAATTCCCAAACAGGGCTGCCGGAAGAAAATTTAATTATCAACTAAGCCCAAAAACCATACACCAAAATACTGTACGGATAAGCAGCATTTATTCGTTTAGTGTAAGTATGCACGCGGAATATATGTTTGCGCCAGTTGTTTTATATAACTGATTTAAATGGTTTTCCCGCTACTTTTGCATAAAAATCGATCGTTATTTTTAACACTTAAGGCAGGTGAAAATGCCAAGGTAAATGCCTGATAAGGAAACCTGAGGCGCCTTATATGAGCGCCAACGTGGGAGCTAATTTTATTTCTCGGGAATGACACTATTTGTCAGGTTGGTAATTTTTGGTTGCACTGTGGCTATTATCTAATCGATTTTATAGATCAATATTACTACATCGATCGGTAACATTGATCAGGGGTTACAGCAGTAGTTTTCTGAGATGCCAACGGGGGAGAAAAAGGCCACCGGAGAGGCCCTGGCGATCGAAATGGGGATTCACATACCGCTTGTATGTCCTGTTTGAGACCTGACGCGACTAAACTCCCACTAAAAATGAGGATTGAAAGGTCCAGATACTTTTGTAAAAGTAAAAAATACGCCTAAGGAAGGCAAAAAGAAGTTAAACCCAACATGGAACAAAATAAAAACTAAAAAAATATGCAGTTTACGGTTCTATTGTTGCTCACTCCCTTAAAAAGGTGTTTCTATGGCTACCTGCCCAAAATGTTTCAGAACTATAACCAATTACCATTGCCCTGATTGCGAAGAGGAAGAGAAATCCAAGATTAGGTTTGATTTTACTCCCAACCCCACGACATACAGACACCCATCACCACCGAGCAATCCGTATCAAGACAACCATCGAGGTGGGACTGTATATGGTGGGAAGAAGCCGCCAGCCACCACTGGTGAAGTTATTTTCAATTTAATCGCAGCCCTTGTAATTATTAGTATTTGCCTTTTTGTTGCTTATCAAGTGATGATTTCGTCATAAAATACCCATCGCCTCACTTATAACGCCGGGAGTTATTCCGGCGTTTTCGAACTGACATTGGATCATGACAGCTCCTGTTGCGTTAAAACCTATCCCAATAAGTTCTCTTGTTAACGTGATCTTTAAGCAGCCCTTTCCCGCTGTTCGCACATTTCCGGCAGGTTTGCGCCCACCAGCGCCTCTGCGAATGGCGAAGGTACGGCATTGCCGCAGCGGGCAACTTGCTTATCCTTCGCGTACTTCACGCCTCGGAAGTCGTGGTCGATGATATACTACTCCGGGAAACCCTGGGCGCGGTATAACTCTGCGGGCTGCAGCATGCGCATGCCGATATCAACGATGCGGTACACGACGCCGTCAACCATAATCTGCCCGTCGCGGTCCTCAAAGCGATACTGCCACAGGTTACCAGTTGTTCAGGCTGGCAACTTGGTTATGGCGGGTTGATTATAGAAAATCAAAATGAAAAATTAAAGAATTCGTACACTCTGTCGATTTACTCTGCTTACAGCTCTAAAAAAATGAGATTTATATGTTAAAAACATTGGCAACGATTTATGTCTTAGGATTCTTTGTTGTGGGCATCTTCCTGACGTTCTCAACTGAAATGTCTGCCGCCGAATCAATGGATATAGCGGCTGCTTGGCCTCACAGGCTATACAAATATGTTGAGTTCTATTTCGAGGTTAAAAGTCATCAAGAAACTACATCCTTCGGGAAATAGTCTTGAGAAAATGAATAACAGCGGCACCATTGCCGCTGTATAAATACGGTCACAGTCCCCGACCCAGGTGGCCGATGGCGCCCTAGATCAGCAGCACGAACATCACAGCGTCGAATGGGTTAGCCATCTACTTAGACTCCTGCTGCGGCGCTGCTGCGAGCACACTGCGCCACACATCAACGTAATGTAGGTCATCAAGAATCGCATCGGTCAATACGTTGGTCATAGCTCCGGTCAGTTCAACCGGCACCAGTGCGTAACCATCCGGAATCGCCGGAGAGTTGCCAGTGGGTTTAAAGTTCGGCTCAGCAATCTGAACGAGTAGGATGCAACCATTCTTCGCACCATCAAGCTCAGATATCTCTGTAACCGTTCCGAAGTATGGTCGCCCTGCATCAGCATCGCATGTGCTTACATCAACAGACACTTCCATGCCCTCAATTAAGGCAGATAAAGCATCGGCATCCCGCTCAGCCTGAATCTTCTTACCGTCGATAGCTATACTAGAGTTGCGTAAGGCTTCTACCCCATCCCGCAGTATCGGAATATTTTTCGGAATATTTTGTTGTGTGCTTTGTTGTTGATCGGCACCCTGAAGCATGGTGGCACGGCAGGCACTTCCGTTATCTTCCTTCTCACCAAAAATAGCCGTTGCCAGCACATCAATGGCCTGTGATGGTGAGTAAGCATATTTATCGAAAGATGGCCCTTTGATGCGCTGCGCCAGTTTAAACAAGCGCTTTTCCTGCGAGTGATACAGTTCGCTCAATTGTTGATAGCGTTCATCAGGCACTACCGGCGCTGGCGGGGCGGTGAGATATACCGGGTAGTCGCCATCTGGTAGCCAATTACAAGAAATCACTTTCGGCATCTCATTCCAGTTTGGTTTACTGCCGTCTGTGCGAGTGTAGTTTTTACCAAAGCAAATAACCGCCACCGGCTCAGCCGTCATCGATGCCAACGCCAGTATGATCGCCGCCAGCGCCATGGCCGCATCTTCGTTTACTACTCCAGAAATAGCATTGCGCTCTTCTTCCAGCTCTGCGATTGTCTGCTGTAGCCACTCTTTGGTTAATGTCATGGGTTAGACCTCATCGGCCGGTGATACGCCGTAGTTACATTTCTCGTGGAAAATGTCTTTACCTATCTCTTCTGCCGCCTCAAGAGAATCAGCCTCAAACTCGACAGATTTGCTGTGGTAAAACCCCTCAATCGTCACGATATACTTAGCCATATCACCCCTCCCCGTTGATGCTGATACCAGCAACCCGCAAAGCATGTTCAACATCGTGACGAGAAAGCCATGGCCCGTTTTATTTGGGAGTCATAACGCCGCGTTCTGCCTCGTTAATCAGGTGACCAGCGCGAACTGACCAACCAGTGGGGAGCGTAACTTTCATATCTTGCACGCGCACTTCAGCCTGGAAGGAGTCGGTGGCGGGGGTTGGTGCCTGCGGAGATACGGCAACGCGAATGGTTTCAAGTGCCGGGTCTGCTTCCATTGTCGGAACTTGGATATAACCCAACTTGACACCGTTCATGATGAACGTGCAACTGTCATCGCATATCGCTTTGAGCCCCGCATTCTCCGCAGCCAGCGCATCGCGCTGCTTTGTCATCTCAAGCAGCGCCGCGATGGTGCAATCCAGTTGTTCGGCCAGTCGGGAAACAATCTTCGCCATATCGATGATTGGCGTGTTGCTGCTCATTGCCTTCGCAAACTGATACCCAACGGCCACCAGCTCTTTGTTGTTCAGTGAATCGTTCATTTTGAGGCTCCCAGATGCGTATAGCGTTCCAGGTCAAAGTCGATAACTGCGCGTTCGTCGCGGAAGATGCCGCAGCGTCCATGGCGGATTAGTGAGCCCTGTTTTATGACAACCCCGATGTACTTCTCGGCGATGGTGCGATGCAACCCGAACATCTCCACGATGTCTTTGGTCGTAGCGTGGCCATTCTTTTTCACCATCTCGATGATCCAGGCGATAAACAGCGCGCGTTCTTGATGGGTCTTAGGCCTTGCCATTTTGTGCCTCCGCATTTACCAGCTACTGAACGAGGTGCTTATGGCGGCCAACAACACGCACGGCGTCGCGCAATCTCTCCAGGTTCGCCAGCTTGCTCTTCGCGCGGCGAATTTCGCGGGAGATAACCCGGACCGTCGGAATGGCCACGGATACGTCGCGCCCTTCGGTGAACGAGGGGATCTCACTGACAATCTGCACAACGTCCTTCAGTTGAACCTGTTCGGCCACTTCAGGCGTTCGCCGGGTTAAGGGAGCAGTCTGCCGTCACCGTTCCTGAGCATCTTCGCGGCAATCCTGCCGACTGCATGGCGATCGTCATGCAGGCCATGCAGTGGGGCATGAACCCTTACGCCGTGGCGCAGAAAACGCACCTGGTCAACGGTGTGCTGGGTTACGAAGCGCAGATGTTGAACGCGGTGATCTCCAGCTCCAACGCCATTGTTGGCCGTTTTCACTATGAGTACGAAGGTGACTGGTCGAAATGCGCCAGCAGCCGCGAGGAGATCGTTAAGAAGCCAGCGAAAGGCGGTGGTACGTACGACAAAAAAGAAATGGTACGCGGCTGGACCAGTACTGACGAGCAAGGCCTATCTGTTCGTGTGGGGGCAGTCATTCGCGGTGAGAGTGAGATCATTTGGGGCGAACCGGTATTCCTGTCCAGCGTGATTACGCGTAATTCTCCCCTGTGGATTTCGAATTCTAAGCAGCAGATTGCATATCTGGCCCTCAAATACTGGGCGCGACTGTATTGCCCTGCAGTTGTTCTGGGTGTGTATACCCCGGATGAAGTTGAGCAGCGCACCGAGAGGGAAATTAACCCGGCCCCAGCTCAGCGTGTGAGCCTGGCTGATATCAAAGGTGACAGCGTAACAAACACCCACAGTTCACAGGAGTCTGCCGCAAACATCGATGCTATAGCCCATGAGTTCCGCGATCGCATCGAGGCTGCTGAGGATGTGGATAGTGCCAAAGCACTCCGCGCTGACATCGAAACCGCAAAGGTGACGCTGGGTACAGCCCTGTACACAGAGCTCAAAAACAAAGCGGTGAAACGCTATCACCTGGTGGATGCACGCAACAAAGTCGAAGCGGCAATCAACTCCCTGCCGCAGCCCGGCGAACCGGATGGTGCCGAGCGCTTCGAGGAAGCCGAACGCGTGCTGGCGTCGGCAAAACGTCATCTGGGCGACGAACTGCACGATCAGTTCAGCATCACCCTTGCAGATATGAAACCGGAATATGTGGCCTAAGGGAGGCGGGAGGGTACGCCCTCCCGGTAACGAGATGAGCAAATTCACAAACGAAGAGTTAATCGCACGCACAAAAATGCGCCTCGCTATGGTTGCAAGTTTCCCGGATAGCAAGTTGGCGCAGATGGATAAATGCCTGGCTGAAATCGCAATGTCAGCGCTTTCAGCATCACAATTTTCGCAGCCAGTACTCGAGTCTATCGCTAACGCTTTTATCGCGGCGATAGAAAAAGAGCAGGAGCGACTCCACGGCGAAGACTACTTAATGGACTCGAGAGACTGCATTGCGGTGATTCGGGAAGAAATACAGCGGCTCAATGCTTGCCGTGCCGGCATGCAACCTGAAGTGCTAGGAGATGACCATGCGACTGATTAACCGCGGCAATCAGCAGTCCCCTCTGGCGCGCCGGGCATGTGCTATCGCCCTGGCGACCCACGCAGAACGTTACGGCGATTACGCTCGCAGCAAAATGAAAGAGACGTATACGGTGAGAGTAGAAGGCGTGAAGGTCTGGGTGGAGGTGGGGAACCGAAAGGCGAGCTACGTGGCCACCGCGATGACCGGCATGCGCCGCTTGCGATCCTTACCCGGGCAGATCGCCTGATATTGAAATATCACTAACATTTCCTCGGCATCTTTATACTGATGCCGGTTACCTGAGGTGAAAAATGGCACAGGTAATTTTCGATTCTGAATGGGTTGTTGAGGCCAGGCTAAGTGAAAAAACAGGCTTGAATGAAGGACAAATAAAAAATTATCGTCTGAAGCTTTGGGTGGAGGGCGTCCACTTCAAACGCCTGACTGCTCTCGGCGAGACTGATAATTCAAAAGGTCTGCTTTGGTACAACTACCCTAAGATAAATCAGTTAGTTCGGGATGCTTAATGAAATACCCCACAGGTGTAGAAATACATAACGGAAAAATAAGAATCACTTTCACTTATCGCGGCATTCGTTGCCGCGAAACCCTTCGGGGGTGGGTCGTAAATACCAGTAATATCAAAAAAGCAGGTAATCTTCGCGCGCTCATCATGAGCGAGATCCAACTGGGGAACTTCAGTTACGCTGAACGTTTCCCTGAATCCAAATCGCTGAAAAAATTCTCAACAACAAAACGGATCGTAACGTTCAGCGAGCTAAGCGAATTTTTTCTTGATACCAAGGCCCTGGAGGTTTCTGCCGCAACATTGCAATCAATTACCTCAGCAGTAAATACGTTGCAACGTGTTGTGGGAGAAAATACTCGTCTCGATGATATTCAGCATGCTGACATTTTGAACTACCGCAAAGAACTGCTAACCGGGTCAGTTATCAACCCGGCAATACCGAATACAGCAAAGCAGGGTCGTGCCCCTCAACGGTCAATAAACAGATGGCTGTTTTATCAGAAATGCTGAAGCTCGCGCAGCGAAGTCAGTTTATATTACATGCTCCTCATGAAGGTGTATCAAGGCTCAAGCTGTCTAAACCAGATCCTGATCCGCTTTTACTTCATGAGTATCAGACCCTAATCTCCGCCCTTCCCCGCAAACAAGCTTTGATCATCATTGTTGCGGTACATACGGGATTAAGGCCTGGCGAAATTTGTGCGCTCGCATGGGAAGATATCGACCTGAAAAAAGGTGAAATCCACGTATTGAGAAGCCTGACGAACAAGCGGGTATTTGTGCCGCCTAAAACGGATGCAGGTATAAGAACTATCAAATTGCTGAAGCCTGCCCATGAGGCCCTGCTGGAGCAATATGAAATTACGGGCGGCGGTCAGAAGCAGGAGATCGTGTTTCATCATCGTGAGCTCGGTAAGACTGAGCGGCAGAATTTACGCTTTGTTTTCATACCTGGCGAAAACTCAGGATCAAAGAATAACCATTTTTCGAAAAACTCAATCTCCTACAGCTGGAAGCGCGGTACTAAACTTTCCGGTATCCGTAAGAGAAACGCCTATCAGACGCGCCATACTTTCGCATGCTGGACGCTGATGGCCGGTGCCAACCCTTCTTTTATCGCTAGTCAGATGGGGCATGAGGACGCGCGTATGGTGTATCAGGTTTATTCGAAGTGGATTAGCGATATGAATCAGGATCAGGTCAACATGCTGAACAAGCAAATGCCGACGGCATTGCCCCCAGGACGCCCCCAGGGGTTCGGAAGCATGAAAAAAGTCATTTAATTTCATGGTGCTGATTCCATGTCACATAATCAGCGTTAAACTATTCAGAGCAATTATTTTAGGGAGAAGCGATGATGCGCGTATTGGTTGTCGAGGATAATGCATTATTACGTCATCACCTGAAGGTTCAACTTCAGGAAATGGGTCATCAGGTGGATGATGCCGAAGATGCCAAAGAGGCTGACTACTATCTGAATGAACACTTGCCGGATATTGCCATCGTCGACCTCGGCCTGCCGGATGAAGACGGTCTGTCGCTCATTCGTCGCTGGCGCAGCCACGATGTCTCACTGCCCGTGCTGGTGTTAACCGCCCGCGAAGGGTGGCAGGATAAAGTCGAGGTACTTAGCGCCGGGGCCGACGACTATGTGACCAAGCCCTTCCATATTGAAGAAGTCGCTGCCCGCATGCAGGCCCTGATGCGCCGTAACAGCGGCCACGCCTCTCAGGTGATCTCGCTACCGCCTTTCCAGGTCGATCTCTCTCGCCGTGAGCTCTCCATCAATGACGAAGTGATCAAACTGACCGCTTTCGAATACACCATTATGGAAACCCTGATCCGCAACAGCGGCAAAGTGGTTAGCAAAGATTCCCTGATGTTGCAGCTCTATCCTGATGCTGAGTTACGCGAAAGCCACACCATTGATGTGCTGATGGGGCGTCTAAGGAAAAAGATCCAGGCACAGTATCCGGAAGATGTCATTACGACGGTCCGCGGTCAGGGCTACCTTTTCGAATTACGCTAA